CCTCCATCGCCGCCATCGCGGATTTGCCGGCTACTGCTGCTACCACTGCTGCGCTTGATAGCAGCCTAGACAACGGGGTTACTGATGAACTCGTAGCTATCGACGACACCTCTGGGCAGACTGTTGCCATGTTCCGGAAGCAGGTACTGGCGGCCGCAGAAACACTCACGCTAGGGGATTTTTCGGCCTCCCCGGTCGCATCTGCTTCAGAGCAGCAGTCGCCGCCACCCTCGCGGGTTGGCACACTGGCTACTGTGGCGCCTGCCGGGGAGGGGCCATCCCAGCAGGAGCCGGTTCTGCCTCCTGTCTCGCTGGCGCCGGAGATGCCATCCGGCACCTACATGCTAACGCCAGCCACATTCGCGATCGACTGTCCAGCATCGGGGTTCTTGGATGTGGAAGAGTAGGCGCCGGCATCCTGCTCACACTTGCTGGTGCTGAGCTCGCCTGGGTGCGGTGTGTCTTCTTCTCCGCGGTTGCCACCGTTGATGACTACCGAGGTTTAGGACTGCATACCTTACAGCTCCCGATTAGTGCTTGGTTCCAGGGGCCACTTGCGCTCGCCCCCACGATTGACGAGCTGAGCGACTGGGATTTCTGCAGCCGTGCTTACTCTGATGCCACTCTGGGTAGCGGGAGCACTGCTGTGCTGGGCCCACCCGATGTCATTGAGGTACTTGGCGATAACCCAGCTGCCATGGCGAGCTTCCTTGTCGTTGCGCAGGTCAACCTCGGCGGACGCGCCTGGGCGGTAACTGCAATGGGGCTGATGCTTGCAGCCATCCCTGCCAGCATCCGCAGTTGGATGCATGACGGGCGGTGGTTCCACACACCGCTCCCACTCTGGCCGGCCGTGTTTAAGGTCATTCTCAATGCGCTGCGGCGGACTGGTGGAGTGTGTGGTACCTATATGGCGTCATATCGGGATACGCTTTCACTGCGGAAGATATTCAACTGCTGCGTCCGAGAGAGGATTGATGCTGACTGGGCGGCTGAGTGGGCGCGCCGGCGGGTCGCCACACCAGTGCATTATTTCCCCTGTGCTGATGGATCGCGTTCCCGTGCCCAATGGGAAATGCGGCTACGGGCCAGGCTTGATCAGCTGGCCTCCCGGGCCGTTGATGACATCACAGCTGCTGCTAATCTGGACTCGTGGGCAGACTGGTGGGCAGCACGGGCTAAGTGGGCACCAGCTGGCAGCAGTAGCTCCCACCGCGGCATAGAACAAGGACTGCGTGATGCTGGGTTCCAATTGGGGAGCGGCGCACGTGCTGGCAAACACTCGCTTATGGCTTCAGTGGCCGATTGCCTGCCTGACCAGCTGCTCACAGTCAAACCATATAAGCTACTGCGGGCAAGCACCAAGTATGAGCCTGGGGGTAAGCAGCGTGCGCTCTACGCGCAGGATGACGTGTCATTCACCATATCAAGCTATGCGTCGGTCGCCGTAGAGAAGTACATTAACTTTGACGGGATCTATGCACAGCAGTCCCCAATCGATGTGGCGATCTGGGTCCGCAACCACATCCTGGGCAGGCA